AGAATCTAATAATTTAATTGGTACGTTAGATGTAAAAACAAGAGCTGAATTTAGTCAGTATGATACTGCTCCATTAGATAACAATAAATTAGGAGTATATTTTTCTCCGCAGACAATGGTTGACGAAGATATTATAGCACAATTAAGTAATATCGATTTAAATCAATATATTGGAGACCCGGATCCTACAATTAGTAAAAATTCATATCCAGACCTAATAAATTATTCATACGAGTATTGGCAAAAATATAAAGATAAAACCAACATTAACATGTATATAAACATGTTTACATTGTTTGATATGTCGTTTTTTAAACAATTGGATCAATTACTTCCAGCGCGCGTTAATAAATTAACAGGCGTTTTAATTCAACCAACATTATTGGAGCGTAGCAAATTAGATATATTACCAAATATACAAAGATTTGATAATTCATATAGTGTAACAATTGATGATGAGTTAATTGATATATTAGCTAGCGATTTAACGGTTGAAACAATATTACCGGTGCATATTCCACAAACTTGGGTTGATGAAACTTTATATGCAAACCCAATATTAGAGACAACTAAAATTACTAGTTCATTTCAGACATATGACGCATCACCAATAATTCAAAAACCAATATTAGTTAGTGCAACTCAACTATATGAAGCGTACGCGGAACGTAATGTTGCTAGATTAACAGTAGACAATACTGATCGATTAGTTGTATATTTAACTGCATCTAGAGCAAAACGATATCAAGGAACGACATATAAGTATATTAGTATAATTCAAAACAAATTGTTTGTCCCAGGCGACCCTAGTTCGCAATTATATATTACTGCATCAACTCCTCCATGGATGTCTGATGCCCTCCAGATAGCAATTCAAGCCCCACATATATCACCAAATTCAATTGTATCAGGATCATTAAATCAAATACTAACACCATTCATTTCCGGTGGCCGTACTTATATGGCTATTTCTTCGGGGTCTGATACTAGAAATTTGTCACTTGGAATTAAAAATCATCGATATAATGGCTGCAAACTAACTTCGACAGCATTTAATGTAAGATCTACACAAACTGTTGATGGAAAACCAGTAGTAGAATTTTTTATTGTCAACCCAAATCAACTTCAAGTACAGCCTCCGGGAAACAATGGAAATTTTTTATCTAGCTAGATAATTATCTAGATAAATTTTACGTGCATATATTTATATTAAAGAATAAAAAATTATGGGATATTTAAATAATTCAAGCGTTACAGTCGACGCAATTTTAACAATTAAAGGACGGGAACTTTTAGCTCGAGGAGCTGGAGAATTTAATATTACGCAATTTGCATTAGGAGATGATGAAGTTGATTATTCATTATGGAATTCAGATCACCCATTAGGTACAGCATATTATGGTGCAATCATTGAAGGAATGCCAATAATTGAAGCAATTCCGGATGAAACGCAAGCATTAAAATATAAATTAATTACATTGCCTAAAACAACACAAAATATACCAGTTATCAATGTTGGTAATACTTCCGTTATATTGACTGCACCTGGTAATAGTACTATTATTTCTCCTAACACTAGTAATTTTCCAGGAGGCAATGCAACTTTAGGATATTCTGCAATATTATCTGATTCAACCGTATGTGATATACAAGTTACTAGGGCGTTACAAAATAATATTATGCCTACAACTGCTAGATTTATCGGAGATAATGAAGATGCTCAAAGTATAGCTGTTTCTGGTTTTGAGTTTAAACTTATTGCTAAAACACAAATGGTTGAAGATAAAACTGCAACAGTAACTATTATAGCTAACGAAACCGGAGGAACTGTCACTATGCGTGTAACAGTTAAAAGAGCAACAACAGCAACAATAGGATCATCAAATAGATAAACTTTTAAATAAATGAAATATAATATAATATGAAAACATTAGTTAATCGATTAAAACAACAGCATCGACAAGGAGTTATGCCGACCGGAACACCGGGCGGTCCTAGGATTACAGCGGCTCCTATGCAGCCCATGGCTTCACAGCCTTCTTTTGTTGCCACAGCCCCGGCTTTAAGCCAACAGGAAATAAATGAACAAATTAATAACCAGGCAGCAATATTAGCTCAACAAATGCAGCAAGCTGCAACTGCAGCTCAAAATCTAGCTAGAAATGGTCGTACATATACAACTTTTGATATGGTAAATGATATTATTTCAAAACAAACAGAAATTGTTTCTGCAACTGTATGGAGTACCGGTACTGCAGGATTAAGTACCATGTTTACTAGCTCTGCGCAAACAGATGATCAACGAAGATATTATGTTGATATTTTAAATGCAACACCTAGTAGTAGTACAAGTACAACACAATTTTCAATTGCATATGGCCATGCATTGGGTAGTGGTTCTCAATCTACGGGACAATTAAATGATTCACCTAGTAGAGCTATATATTCACAATATAGACAAATATTGTTATCACCTGAAGATACTAGATTTACAACAGCTGGGTCAGGCAGTACTGATTCTATATATGTAATTAATTTTAAACGGTCTTTATTAAAAGAAAGATTAGATCCAGGAAACTTTGAATTGCCGTTAGCTATAATGACTAATTCAGCTTCTATTACAAATAAGACAGGATCACTTACAGCATCTGGATCTGTTATTACATTGATTGATGATTCATCGATAGCTAGTGCTACAGTAGGAGAGTCGGGCCGAGTTTATAATATAGTGTCTGGATCTATTAATGGTGGAGTTTATAGGGTTAATAGTACGCCTGTGTATTATGGATTAGCATATCCAGATTACGGTACCTTGATATTAGATGGAAAAATGTTGGATCAACAATTGAATTTTAGAACAAATACAGGATCTAGTTCTGAAGGAAATAATCACTTTTCATTGTATCATTCAATATCCGGAAGTAACGTACAAACAAATCCAGCAACAGCTGACCCTTATGCTTTCTTAGCACGTAATACTGAAAAAATTACTAGTACGCACTATTTTGTAAGAATTAAAAATGCAGAATATAATTTTTCAAATAATCCATCATATGTTACTGGCAGTGTTGGTCAAATTAAAGAAAGATCATTTGTTAATGATCCAAAAACATATATTACAACTATAGGTATGTATAATAATAAAATGGAATTATTGGCTGTAGCTAAATTATCTAAACCATTATTAAAATCTTTTCAACGCGAAGCATTAATAAGAGTTAAGCTAGATTTTTAAAATAACTATTATTTAAGCCTAGGTATATTTATATTAAATGTACCTAGGCTTAAACTATCATGTCATATTCACAAATACAAAATAACGAAGATATATATGCCGGTCCGGTACCGACGGTGTTTAAATCAGTCGACGTATCAGATATCAATGTTTATCCATTCAATGTTTATAAACAATGGACCGCATATTCCGGAAGCTATGATTTAATAACACCATCTCAGGGAATTTATACAGACATTAATGTATTACCTATTATAGGAAGTGAATTAACATATAATGATGCTACAAATATAGATGGCTCATTGCAATCAATAACGTATTTTGGAATCAATCATTTATATTATAAACGCAAAGACACACCGGCACATACATTTGGGCCTACAAATTTAAATGTATCATTTAAACATTTGTTTGAAACAGCATCAATTTTTTCAATATTGCAACGTAAAATTGGGGATGGCATAAAACCTGCTTCATTTAAAATAGATAGCAAAGTTTCTGGATCATATGCAAGTGATAAATTTGGAAACATTTTTGATACATCATATGCCACTAGCTCAATTATTAGCAAAGTTACATATTATGAGGGATTTAATGAATCATTTGATGCTTCTAGAAACATGTATGAATCGGACGGAGTAACATATATACCTGGCATACCTACTTCCAACGGCCAACAAAAATCTTTAGGGTTAGCAGCAAAATTTGATGGAGCTGGATTTATTTCTACTGATATTGATGGTGCATACACGCGTGATACAGATTATGCTATTTCATTTTTTATATGTAGTGCATCTGCTACAACACCTGGTTTAATATTAACAAAAGCTAGTAAGTCTATCACTACGTCATATCCGTTCCGCATTGAATTAGTTGGAGGTAAAATACATTATACTGTTGCAGGCGCGACACATATTAAATCTTCAGTAACATCTTCAGTGTATGTTACTAGTTCATGGACACATATTGTTTGCCAAAAATCAGGTAGTGTTATTCAAATGTATGCCGACAATGTATTGCAAGGCACGAATGTTGCTGCGTTTTTAAATCGATACAACAATCCATTAACAGGCTCTGCAAGAATTGACAATAACAATCCATTAAAAATTGGAGGTTATAGCACCAATAGCTCAAATCTAATAGGTTCAATTGATGAAGTTAGAATATATAATAAACAGTTAACTGCAGGTCAAATAGCCGCATTAAATGACCGTACAGAAGGCGGCACGGTTCTCCAAACAGCACATGTTGGCAATATTTTTACAAAGCAAGGACTTGCAGTATTATCTTCTGCAGATTATCGAGTAAATAACATATTGCAATGTCCATATACAGCATCATATCGTAGCACAAAGACAATCTATGAATTAAATGTAACAGTACAATTAAATGCAGGAGATTTTAATATGTCTTCAAATATAAGTTTAACAGGCGACGATGATATAAATTATTTACCGTTTGTTACTAGTAGCGCATTTATGCCATATATTACAACTATAGGATTATATAATAGTCATGGACAATTATTAGCAGTAGGAAAATTAGCACAAGCAATTCGCAATAGGCCTGATGTCGATATGAATTTTTTGTTGCGAATAGATTTAGATTCAAAAGTAGTAAATAATATTGTAAGGGAAATATGATAAAATTAAAACAAATTTTATCTGAAATGACTGACGCAGAAATTCGACGCCTAGGTAAAAGAATTGAAGCACAAGATTTTCGATATGTTGGAGCCGGCGACAATGCTCGCGTATACAAATTTAATAATCAAGACCTAGTTTTTAAACTAACAACTAGCACAGATGAAATTGAAGTTGCTCGACAAATACAAAATAAAATATCTGATTATTCTACATTTATTCCGGTGTATTATGTAGGAGATTTATACGGAGGCCAAGCAAAATATACTGATGTTATTGTGATGGCAAATGCAGAAAAATTATCTGCTAATTTAAAACGGAGTATTGATCGCATAGTTGAAAAATATAAAGCATATGCATATGAACAAGGCGGCGAAGTTTCTATTTTTGATTTTATAGATCAATCAGGATTAAACCGAATAGACCCAATGATTATAAATTTTATAGAAGCATTACGGACAGATATTGAAAAATTAAATATTACGGATTTGGATCTAGATTTAGATTTTAAGTCAGATAATATAATGATATGGAATGGTAACATGGTAATGGTTGATTGGTAAATATTTATTAAAAAAAAAGATATATTATGAGTAAAATACTAGATAAAATAATTAGACAAGTTATAATTGAAGCTACAGGTGAAACTTTAATTAATATGACTAATAGTGAAACTGAAACTTTGAATACAAGAATAAGTAAAGCCTCAAACAAAATAATTAGCTTAGTTTCTGGGTACGGAGTTGTATTTGAAATTACATCTAATAAAATATTAACATTTGATCAAATAAAAAATGAAGTTGCAACTTATGAAAAAGGCAAGTCTAGCCAGTATAATAAGCCTGAATATGCATATATTATTGGAACAAATATTATTAGAAAAGATTTATTTCATTTAAAACGTATTTTTAAAAAATATCATGCTTTTATAGTAATACTAAAACGCGATGTTAATACAACGATATTTTCAACAAGTGCTGTATCAAAAGGCACAGTGTTTGATGGAAGTGCGCCAGAATCTGCAGCACAAATTTATAATGCAGCTGCATTACCGGCTGATATCACTCTACCTACTGATTTGCAAAAAATATTAAACCCTACAGAACAACAGAAAAAAGAGGACAAACTTATTAATCAAATCATAAATGTATTTGATGATAACAAAACAGATGATAAAAAAACAGATGATAAAAAAACAGATAATGGGTCTGTTACTGCTAATACTAACAAACAAGAAGTTGGCCCAAGCGATTTTAAAAACGTAAACATCGATGGATCATCAATAAAAAAGCAAACATTTACCTTTGGCCAAAAAGACAACGTTGATTTAAAAATATTTCAGGATGAATTAAAAACTCAATTAAAAGCTGATCCTAACAATGAAA